TTTAACCATTACCCCACTCCTTTTTTTGATTCGCTATTATTGAACCTTGTAAAATTTCTCTTTTTTTCCTTTGATATATCATACCGCCATCTCTAACGGTCTTCAAAAACTTAACTTTTCTTGGATGAAAAATATGGTATGTTTTTACACTATTATCTATGATAAAATCCATCTTGGATGCTATAATGCGCTCTAGTAAATTAACATCTTCCCATCCATAAACTGGACCGAATTCTTCTTCATAACCACCCAATTCAACTAATTTATTAGTGTGCATTGCAAATCCAGCATGGAATGCTCTATAATTATGATTAGTAACACTATGTACACACCTCATTTTTAATTTAGACAAGTCTATTAACGGATTTTCAAAAATTTTAGCTACATCAGATTCCCTCAATTCCACCATTTCGCATGGACGATATACTTGATTTTCTTCTAAGCAAGATATTGCATTTAAATAATTATTGCCTTCTATGAAAATTTCTGGATCACGAGTGGCCACTATTCGACTTTGTAATCTCCTAAGAATATAATTTCTGATAAGGCATCCGTTGCGCTCTTTGGGGTTTGGCCCTCTTTCAAACGTGAACCAACACAAATTATATTGTTCTGAATCTGATAAATCTTCATGTATACCATCATTAACTACTAAAATGACCCATTGATCTTTAGGTAAATCAAATTTCATTCTTTGTAATGTTGGGATTAGATAATTTTTGCGACCAAAATTTGGTATATAGACCACAATCCTTTTATTGGTCTTACTCCAATCAAAATTATGTTGATCAATATATGGCATTATTCTTTTTTCGTCATTTCCACCAATTTTTTGAAAGCAGCGGCCATACGATTATCTTGCCACCAAATGCCCAAATAAAATCCGTATCCCAATGATATCAAACACAACACAATAACCCACCAAATATTCATTATTTTTCTCCGATGTTATTAATCATTTCCATACATGACCAACACTTATCTAGTGCCGTTACTCCGAGAACATCAAATTTTACACATCCCAGATATTCTCCCGCAATCATTTCAACACCCACCACACAATCTTTAGATTGAGCATCATAAGCCAAAGGTACTAATTCTTTGATGGGTTTGTCAGCTATAACAACACCAGCAGCGTGTTTTGATTGATTTTTCTTTGTCCCCTCTATTCGTATGGCTTGATCGAATAATGGCTTATACCACTGATAAGCTTCTTTGATAGAATCGATGTGTTCTATAGACCAATTTAAAATTCCATAATCTGGATTATCAGTGGATTTTCGTATCTCTTGTAGATCGTCTGCTATTGATGCTTCGTCCGGTATATGTTTAGTAATCTCGTTGCATAGGTCGTGTGGAGTCATCCAATTTTTTTGTGGATCTTTACCCTCTTTTGTAGCCCTTACCTTCATCAAGTGTTTTACTAATTCTGGTTGGGCACGGAAAACCTCTTTGAGTGCAGCTTTTCCTTGCAGTCTTCCAAATGTAATCATTTGAGCAACTTTGTCGTCTCCCCACCTTTTTTTCAAATATTCAATAACCTTGGGTTTAAAGTCTCTTCCAACATCAATATCTATATCTGGTAAACTAATATGACCTAGGTGCGGATTAAAATTCTCCAAAACAACTTTATCAACTAACCCAAAACCATATAAAAGGCGTGAATTATTAGGATTATCTGATCGTTTTTCTAGAGATAATAAATCAAATATATATGACCACATATATTGATTATTTTTATCTATCCAATCAACCTCTTTTTGCATCTCATCAGTAAATTCCATTCTACCAGATTTAATTAATTTACCTAAATATTGAGCAAGCGTTTTACGTTCTTTCGGAACATTTCTATCCCGTAATCCATGAAAATTATCAGAATACCAATCCATAAAAGATAAGTCACCGTAATTGAAATGTGGGGGTATATTTCTGCTAACATTAAAAAATCGTTCGAAATATAAACCGTGTTCTATTGGATCAATTAGGGTTATATTAGTTAAATAATTAATCAGAGAACCAGCACCAGATCCCCTCCCCTTGCCGCGTGGACCATTATTTTTATCGACAAATTTACAAAAATCCCATACAATAAGGAAATAATCAGACAAATTGGCGGTTTCTATAACATTCAACTCTCTTTGTAATCTTTCCCAATATTGTTTTTTAGTTGGTTGATCTAAATGACCCAATTTTTGTTTGGCATTGTTGATACAAATTTCTCTAAGATATGAATGTGAATTTAAATTTTTAGTTTGCATAGTCCGATTGGTAAACTTTGGTAAAGATGGTTTTTGAGCCATTTTATAATCTGATATTTTATCAGCTATTTCTAGAGTTGTTTCTAATTCTTTTTCTGTATAATGTTCAAGCATTTCTTCATAAGAAAGCATATAAAAGGTATCTCGATAAAAAAAAGACATAGTGTCTGCACCAGATTGTCTTAGTTTTTCTTGTTCCTCTATGGTTGTATGCAATTGAGCACTTAATAAAAGCCTATGATCATCTACATCCTCTTTACGACAATAATGACTATCCAAGGTTGCTACTGTTGATAAATCTAATGCGTTACCAATTTCTCTAAGACAATTAACCACAACTAACTGGCTTGGCATATTCTCCTCTTGTAATTCGAGATAATAATTTTCTTTTCCAAATATTTTTATATATTCTTCTATTATTTCATATGCAATATTTCTCCAATCGTGTTTCAAATATTTTTTAACTTCATCAATTGAATTTGTTTGTTCCCCCACAGATATTGCTTTGCCAACATCATCAAACAAAGATGAAGATAAATGTCCACCAATACATCCAGAAAGACATATTAAATTTTTACTTTTGTTAAAATTGGCAAGAGTTTCTAGATTTAATCTGGGGCGTCTATAAAAATATTCAGGTCTATTTGATTCACTAACTATTTTAAATAAATCTTTTAATCCGTTTGTGTCTTTGCTTAATAGGGTTAGATGATAATGTTTGGAATTTTCTTTATTTTTGATGGATGGATGCAATTTCGATTGGTATAATTCTATTCCCACAATAGGTTTTACTCCATATTTTTTCCCAGCATTTATAAAATCCACAAAGCCAGCAATGTTTCCGTGATCAGTTAAACTTGTCGCGGGAGATCCTATTTCTTTAGCTCGTTTAATGATTGCTTTTGGGGAAGGAGTGCCGTCAAGTAGGCTGAAAAAACTATGTTGATGAAGGCCAGAATATGACATTAATTGTCCTTATTTCGTTCTTCATTTTTTCCAAAAATCTCTTCATGAAAAATCAATAATAAACTACCGATAACAAACATTATAGACATTATAGCGCCTTGTGTGCTAGCTAACATAATAGATCTCCTATTTGTTATATTATACTCGTTTTGGACACGATTGTTTATTTTTTCCGTATTTATTTTCTATATATTCCGAACCATACGTGTGTAAATCACTCCATATCCTATTGCACGCATCCTCTTTTTGGAAACCACACATGCGACATTGCCAATTTCTGTTGCGTATGATTAAAGTATCAGCCTTAACGGTCGAGAAAAATTTAGATAATGCTTCAATAGTTAGTGGTATCTCATAATCAGTTGGTGGAATGGTTATAGGTCCACCATCCAGGATAAAGTGAAATGTTATTAAAATATTTTTGTATTGTGGATATAACTTGCAAGCCGCAAAATGATAAAGTCTTAATTGAATGTCTTCTAGAAGTTTTTTGAAATCATATTCTTTACGAGTGTAGAAATCTTCTCTTTTACCAGTTTTCCAATCTACAATTTCAATCGTATTTTCATCTATTTCATGCACTAAGTCCATTAAGCCTCTATTGGTAAATTGTGTGTTGTTGTGAAATTCATCCGTACATTCCCAGTCATCGCCCTCCAATTGAATTTCAAACCATCTTTCTGCATCTATAATTTTCATTTTATATGGATTAAAATCACTATTGACAATATGTTCTATACACAAACGACATTTCTTGAAATCAGCAGCTTCTCCGCGAGATGTTTCACGTCGTATGGCAATGTGGGGATTTAATTTGGTGTGCCAAATCCACGCTTGATCTAAAAGCCACATTGGATCTATGTGTGTTTTATCTTTTTTCTTGAGTTTTGCCATCCATTCGAAAACCTGATGAACTATTGTGCCTTGAAGTGCTGCCTTTCCAGTTGGCGGTCGTATCTTCAATAATTGTTCTAACATATATTTGAAAGGGCAGTGATAATAAGTTTTAATGGCGCTAGCGCTACATTTACTAATCCTCATGGCGAAGCTTCCTAAACATTGCATCTACAATAGGATCAAGTAATCTATTTTGTTCTTCTATTGTGTGTTTCTTATTATCGACAATGTACGAATATGATTCGTGTGGGTAATTGTCTAATGCTGTTTCTGATGAATGCTCATCTTTGCCAGCGACATTACGCAATAATCTTATTGTTAATCCGCCATTTTGTTGAACACCTTCTATTTCGTTGGGAAATCTGGCATCGGTAATAATGGCAAGACGTTTATTGTCACGTCGAATCTTTGCTATAGTGGCATTTACCCATGCGTTACCATACATTTTTCTCACAACATTGGTTCCAAAATATTGCAAAATTTCTCTAGCAGCCATGCGAGACTTAATTTTTGTTTTATATTCAATATCATCGACACCATTTAAATAATCATCCACTTCCGGCATGTCTTTCCATAATAACGACGTTAAGCTATTTTTTTGTTCTTCTGTTCCATAGCATTGTTCATGTGCCAAACCAAAAACGTCAATACAAAATTCTTTTAATGGATCTGCAAAACTATAAAGTTTAATACTCTTATCTGCAAAAAGTCTATTGAATTCTCCTTCATAAACCGAAATCCAGTGATTGTTGACTTTTATGGACAACCAACCATTTTTTTCAATTCTAAATTGTGTAATAGCACGCATATATTGTAAATATCTACCAGCTATATAGTTGGCTGCTGTATTTTTGCCAGATCTTTTTTTACCAGATAAACAACAGATTAATTGCATTACTTATCTCCCAAAATTTTCTTTTTAGATAATTGTTGAATTATTGGTATTATCTGCTCGTTAATCTCTCCGAGCAACATGTCGCCAATATCGTTAACATTATTCGGTGTTATAAACACTAATTTAAAAAACCATTGTAATTCATTGTTTAATTTATCAATAGCCTTTCGTCCAGATTCATCGTTATCTAATATAAATATTAATGTTAATGCTCCAGCCTTTTGCAATAACAATCTTTGTTGTTTGGATAAATTCAATCCAAACATAGCTACGCTATTTTTAACTCCAGCAGATTCTAAAGCCCAAACATCGCCTGGGCCTTCACATATAATGGCGACACCGTTGCTTTTAATAAAATGTTTAGCAATCCAATAATTATACAATACCGATTCTGTTTTAAAATCTTTTGAATGTCTCCATTTTGCATATAATGTTTGATATTTTTTATCGGGACATTTTGGCATAGCCGCATTATGATACAGATTACATTTTTCGCATTTATCAAAAATACTTCTACCAGACCATCCAATTACATATTTTCCAGTTTCATCTAAAATAGGGAAAAAGGCTCTATTGAAAAATGGTTTTTGAGGATTTTGACAAATCGAGATATGATATTTTTTAATTATATTTGATGATATACCACGATTTGGATAATAAACATCGTCTGATGTCAATGTTGATAAAATATCATGTAGCGGTATGGAGTTCGCTGGTTTTTGTGCTTTAATTTTCTTTTTATATTCTTTTATGGTTTTATCTATTATTAGTGATTCATCATTTGTTTTTTGTGTTGATTCATATTTTAACCCCAAAACCCCAACAACAAATTCTACCGCTTGTAAAAAAGTGCATGTTTTTTTTAATCTATTTGACAAAGCTCCCCTCACCAAACCGAAAATGCTGGATGATGGACCAGTAATCGCGTTTTGCTCACAATGTCTTGTAACACATCTCCAGTGTGGCGTCGGGATAGTCCAATACAGTGATCTTGGATTATCACCATTATGAATTGGGCATTTGCATTGCAAATAATTTGGTCTTTCATTATAGTCTAAATCAAGAGCATCAAAAATTTCGGCGACTCTATCATTAGCGATTTGTTGAATAGATTCAACTATATTACTATTCATCTGTTGTGTATGACTCATTATCTACAGTTGGGTCTTTAACTGCCTCGTAATAGGTCTTTCCTTCCATCAGTTTGGCACAAGTTAATTTATCTATAATATTAATATATTCGCCATCTGGAATTCCCGGACCAAATCTGGTGTCAGTAATAACCAATTTTTTTGTACCATTTGATGGTGGGTCAATGGCCCTTTCTTTGGTTGTTTTGTCTTTTAAAATAGTAAACGTAGAACATAACCACAAAATTCTATCCGAACCGGCTGCGAATTCTCCACCTTCTCCCTTAACACCATCCCTATTCAATTGTACTGCGGCCAATATTGGTATTCCCCAATGGAGGGCAAAATCATGCAAAGCAGACATTAAAAATCCAATTAATTGATATTCTCTCATACTATCTTTTATATCCGATGAATTAGTTAATTTGACATAATCATAAATCAATAAACATGGATTGGCCTTGCCTTTATCATTAAAGCCCACATATTTTGATAACCATCTTCTCACAATAGACGTTACTATTTTTATACTTTGTCCGGCTATAGAACAATGTGTTAATGGTATTTGTTGAATAGCCTCTTTTATTTGCCATACCCTTTTCTTTTCATCATCAAAATCAGCGAATCTACCAGTTTCTAATCTATTTAATGATATACCACTCATTAAAGATATCAATCTATATTTTTGTAGTTCATGAGATAATTCTGTATCCAAATATAAAACTGGGACACCATTGGAGGCAACATGATTACCGACATTTAAACACATAAACGATTTTCCAATTTTGGGCCTAGCTCCCACGATATTAACTGTACCTCTTCTCAAACCACCCCCAATGGCTAAATCCCATTTGGGGAAGCCAGTAGACAAACCAACCAAATCCTTTTTTTCTTCTGCTAACAATTTAAGCGTATCTAATAAATTATCACATATTGGTTTAATTGTATGTTTATCAGAAATAATATCACCAGTTAATTTAAAGATTGGTTTTTCTATTGTGGTTATAATATCATTGATATTTTCACCACCATGCATTTCCAATAAAGCCTTCTTGGATTTGTCCAAACAAAAAACAGCACTACGAGCTATGGACAATTTTCTAACACATGCTGCTAAATTTAATGTATTCTCATGTGAAATAGAATTAATCAATAATGCTTCTATATACTCAACGGCCCTCTCTTCTTTTTCAAAAATCTGATATGAATGTGTTCTGGCGATTCCCAAAATACTGGGCATATCAAAATCTTTAACATTTTGATGATGCACAAGTTCTTGTAGAATTTTAAAAATGATCTGATTGTGCGTCCAATAAAAATCTTTAACTGATAAAATTTCCTCAATATCCAACAAACAATCTGGACCATGGCATAATATGCCAGACAAAACAGATCTCTCTAAACCTGCATCTTGTAGTGGGGCATTAATCCTTTTATTATTCATTATCTGGATTCATGTATATGTTTTTTAAGACAACTCGGGCATTTGCGATCAGTTTTGCCATATTTGGATATAAACTTAGTATCGCATTCATTGCAAATAACTTCAGCTTGGTCATTTGGTCTTATTTTTCTTGGACCCCTTGCTTCTGCTCTCTTTCTATTAAATTAACGCTCAGCTTCATTTGTTACATAATTTTTGGATGGATTACCATCAGTGATTAATACAGTTTGAGTCCCTAGAATTCCCTTTTGTTCTGTGGGCTGAACAATCGGATTTAATAAATCTTCTTCTTCCTCTTGATTTTTCAATTCTTCTATTTTATTACATATTTGATCTGAAGTTGCGGGGTTTTCTTTTGAGCCTATTTGATGAACTTGGACTATTGATTCGCCAGTAATTTGACCATAACCTTGACGAACTAATTCCCACTTTTTTCCTATAATTCCTTGTTTGATTAATTCAAGTGGATTCATAAATTATCTCCTTTTTTATATCTGGCAAGACAAAGATTGTTAAGTGACCTAGATAAGTCATCGACTTTTTTGGATATAAAAACCAATTTTGTGGCCCTTAATTCAATCGTTTGTTTCCATTGTTTGAGTTTAAATACTTCGTCCCCCTGGGCTATATGTCGAACATGGTCGCACCACTGCAAAAAAGTTTGGTATTCATTATATTTGTGTTGTAGAAAAAGAGCATATTGGGATAACATAAATGCATATTCTGCTAATTCTATGGAAGTGAGTTTTCTGATTGTTTTGGTTTGAAGTTGCAATATTGTCTCAATTTCAGATCTTGGTGGTTCATTGATTTTTAGTCCAAGAAAATTCTCTAGTTTTGACATTTCATTTTCAAAATGTTCGCGTTTTTCAGTGATGGTCATCGAAAACTTCTACCAATCTAAAGCCATTGATTTGACACCATAATCTCTTCTTCTCGTCTCTAGCTTGTTGTTTATGAAAATCTCTTTTGGTCTTGTGGAAAAACTTGACATGTTCTGAATGTTGTTTTCCATGACACTCTATAACCAGCTTAACTGATGGAATAAAAAAATCTAATATCAAATTTTCGCCAGGAATACGAACTTCTTCATAAATTAAATCATAGGGATATTCTTGTATTAATTTTTGTTTAATGTGGTGCTGAAATCTTGATCTAGATATTGCATTCTGATCCGCCAAAAAATTTTTTATTTTAATATTCACATATTCGCCATTAATTTTTTTAACTTTCATCATTTAGCTGCATACTGGATTTAATTTCTTGTTCCAATTTTTGTGTAATGTCCGGGCTCTGTTGTAAAAATATTCTCATATTATCTAAACCTTGGAATTTTTGATCATCATTCAAAATGGTTGGCATTGAATACCAGCTACCTGCCTTTTGTATCAAACCAAGATTTTCTGCATGATAAATAATATCCCTTTCTTTATCCACACCATGGCCATATCTTAATGGGATTTCGCATGGTATATATGGTTTCCCCAAAGCTGATGTAATGATTTTGCAAACAATATCATGCCCATCCGGCGCATTTGTTTCTATATTTTTTTCCCACTGGCGGGCGAAAGTGACATTAATCCATACTGATACAGCATATTGAATAGCTTGCCCGCCCTTTTCAACCCATTTAGTTCTAGACATGGGATCTCTGTTTGTCATTAATTGTGAAATAAAAATCAAAATAATATTATTCTTATCTATGATTTGCTGCATTCTTCTTAAAAATTTGGCCAAAAGTCTTGGTGGGCCACCCATATCTTTATTGGAATCAAGCTTTTCACTACGTTCCATTATGGTAGACAACATAGCTATACTATCACAAATTATAACAGCATTTTCATGACTTTTTATAATTCTTTCAAGAATATCCAACCATTCTTCCGCTGAAAAAGTTTTTTCATTCTCTCTTACCATATTAAGTTGTGATAAATCTAATTCCCGAATAGTTTGCAATAAACCAGATTTACATCGCCTTTCAACATCCAAATAGAATGCTGGTCTATTTCTGTCAATAGCATTTTTTAATATCTGCAAACAAATAGAAGTTTTCCCAACTTTGGGACGACCAGAAAGCAAACAAATACTTCCATCTGGAATACCGCCAGATAGTGCTATATCCAAAGACAACGCAATTGGAAGAATTTTTCTTCTTTGTTGGACCATTGAATTAGCTGTTATAAGAATATTTTTACCATGCTCTCTTTCAAGCCATTGATCGAAAGATTCATTAGATATTCCTTTGCGTTTAGCCATGCTTTTCTAATTCCCTCAATTTACCCAGGTCTGTTTTAGGTCCGGTATCTATAAATTTTTTATTGTTTTCAACGCTAATTCTAGGCGGTTGATTTTGTATGATTTTTTGTTTATTTACTGCTAATCTTTTGGCAGTTAATTTAATAATTTTTTCAATAGTTTTTTTTGCTAATAATGACTTGATTTTATATTGCTGAATAATTTCTATAATAGCGTTACAAACCATGGGGTCTTTGGGAGTATCAATTTTTTTTAGTAAATTATGAGCCCCTTTAATCTCTCTTCTGTATTTACTTCCCCAATCATATGGCTCAACATCTAACCAAAATCGTGGGCCAAGTTTTGGATTCATATTTAGGCATACCAATTCTATTAAATAATGATTAAAAGCAATCTCCAAGCCAGGGGTTGTGGGTGATTTATATTTCATCTTTATTTTCTATCAACAAAAACCCAACATCCTCTTTTGTGCGCTCCTGATTTTCACAATAATCAAAATTTGGTGTTTTATACCACCTCATCAAAACTTTATGTCCATCATAATATCCAATACCAACAAAATTGGCTTCTCCACCAGGATGTACCTTTTGATGCTTATATCCGAAACAATATCCTTTCTGATTGCTGGGCATTACAATTTCTTTTCCTTTTGGACCCTGCAATCGCAAACATGTAATTTGTAATTGTGGATTGGCTTGCATAAATTTGGTTAACCTAGCCCATGCGGTACGTTGTCCGACTCTAGTATCCTCAATAACAGTTCTACCATCAGACAATGAAGCCAAAAATCTAATAATTGGGGTTGTTTTGGTTAATTCAAAAGCCAGTGTTTCATCCAATGTTGTATTCATGATTCAAGCCCTTTCAATTGATCATCTCTCTTCATTGATTCTTGTTCAGTCATAACAACAATACCCCTTTTAATCATCATTGGGTTCTTTCGGGGTTTAACGCTAAGCGCTTTTCCCTCCATAGCTAAAAATTTCTTTTTCATTTTGGATGATGATTTTTGATTAATACCACAGAATGTCTCAGCCAAATTAATAATCGATGCAATAAATGCTTGTCTTCTTTCAGACTTTCTGCTAAAATTAATATTCGTATTTTCCAACATTGTCTCTAATTTTTTGATAAATTCTTCCTTATCCATTTAAAAATCTCCGTTCTGCCACAATAAAGTGTGTTCTGTTCTTTGTTTTTAAAAATAGTTTATATGATTCATAACATTCCTTTGTACAAGATTGTAACTTAAATAATAAATCCCCCCTTTTCCCGTCCCTATCTGTCAATTTTAATGTTGGATTATTTGGATTAAAAATAATGCCATCTCTTGATGCTAAGATAAAATACCTATTTTTTGTTCGTCTGGCTATTGGTTTAAAATCAGTTTGAGAATGATGCGGAGTGCCATTAATATCTATCCATTCTTCTAACATCAATTCTTGCTCCAAACCCTAAAAGCAAAATCGCATTCTAGATTACTGTCCACATTTTCAAACCCAAGTTGATCGCTTGCAGATCCAGGATAAAATTGCCCATTTATTTCTGTAAGATATGATCTACCGCCACATAGGCCGCAATTCACAAGAACCTTACAGCAAATAGGAGATAAACCTTCTTTGATTAAATCTTCATTGGTTTTGCATATTTGAAAAATCATTAATGCCCCACCACAATCTGCACAATTAATATAAACTTTCCCCCTGTTTTTTAATCCAAGTAAAAGTTTTTCTTGTGCTTGCTTAATTTCTATTTTAGATTTATCCATTATGTTTCTCCAGTTTTGATATATTTCTCAGGATTTTTAAGTACATCCATATCTATTTTTTCGCCCCTCCACCATGGTTTTTTGTTTCTATATTTTTCTTTTAGTTTTTCTGTTGTGCGCTTGCGATACTGCCTCATCTCTTGTCGTTCTTGTTTTTTATAATAAGATTGGTCCCTTTTTATTCTTATATTGATATTGTCACTAATCAATCTTATTAATGTTAATTTGTTACACTTGGGGCATTTCTTGAGTGGATCAGATTTAATACTATGTATTATATCGAAATTAAATTCACATTCTTTATTTTGACATTCATAACTATACTCAGGCATTTATGCACTCACCCAATCATCTTTCACTATAACATTATACCAATTCCTAAATTTTATTTTCAATGAAAGTTCCGATTTTTTTAGTGAATTTTCTCAATTCTTCTTTATGTTCCGGTCTAAATTCACCGCCATTACTCACTTCATATTTAATTCCTTTTTTTATGGCGGTCTGAATACTCATATCGCTATTGTAAACTGTTTGAGTCAACAGTTTCAATAAAGTACCTCTCTTAATTATAATTCTAATTAACAAAAAAGCAGCACCGACAAAGATAATAACTATTAAACTGGTGCCCATAACCACCCATCCAGCGCCACCAAATTTATTGTTAATGGTATCTGCGGTAACATTTTTGCGCCAAATAGATAATTGTTCGGCTATCTGGGTTGTTTGTTCTATTTTGTTATTAACTTCTTGGATTTTTTGAGCAACAATAGAAGCATCTGCCTTTTGATCGACACGGGCCTCAAGAGCACTAAATTTACCATCTACAGCCCCAGGAGATATGCAGCCAGACAAAAAAAACAATATTAGTGGGAGTGGCGTTTTCGCTTGCATTTCGGGAACCTCTTTTCAAACACTTGGCATACTAACGCATCTGCTTTACGGTTTTCTGTTCTTGGTATCCATTGTAGACTCCAATCATCAAATTTTTCTAATAATTTTAGAATATAATCTCTATGTTTTTTTAGTTCTTGTTTATTGACTTTAAAGGCCCCATTCACTTGTTTAATTATAAGTTGACTATCTCCAAAAATATATACTTTTTTTATTTTATTTTTAATACATTCTCGCAAACCAGCTATTAGGGCTCTATATTCAGCGATATTGGAACTTCCAGCACCGCAAGTGTTAGATCCTTTAAACAATATTTTGGATTTATCTTTTATATCATAAGCCAAATACCCGTATGCCATTAATCCATTACGTATGCCACCATCAAAAAATAAAAGAGCCATTTTCATCTTTTACATATTTCAATAAAATGACAAAATTTACACATATTATCATTATCGGTGCATTCAAAAAATGATAGATTATCTCTATTATTATGCGCTTCTTCTAATAATTTTGATTCTTCTCTAATGATTTTAGCCTGACGAAGAATTTGTTGTTCTTTTACATTAAGGAATGGAATGGCAGTTTCTTTATTAGTATGGTAGGCGGCTAAAAAGACTGGGACAATTACAATATCTTCTAATTTTTTTGTCCATTTCTTTTTTAAAGCGTACATCGCATATGTTACTAATTGATCGATAACATCATCTTTAATTTTACCAGTTTTCCAATCAAATAAATAGATCTTTCCTTGATAGCGAAAGCCGCAATCAATTTTTACCGAAACCTTTTCTCCAGTTTTTAAATTAAATGATTGGAATTCTTCTATGCTTAACCAATCATTTTCTGATATTTCATGCATCATTTTAAAGATGGGAGAATCATAAAACGCCCGTATGCACCTCAATGCCTTTTCTTTTAAACCAATAAGAAAATTTTTATCAACATCTTTACTATAATAATGCTCGAATAGATTAATTTTTCTTTTTGGATCTTGTTTCCATTCTTGGTTTTGAGATTCAGACCATCCTTTTCTTAACATTTTAGTAACATTATTTTGAGCTATAGATACTGATCTGCAATCTCCTGTTTTGCGAATTTCGTTAATAATATTTTCAATCTCATTATGCACAACAGATCCAATAAACATATATAGATTAGTCATATTTTTTAAAATGTATGCCCGCCTTTTTTCGTCTGGCGCTGTTGATAACCATCCTTCCCAGGATTGAATGTAATTTAAAAAATATTTGCGCAAACATTCCCTTAATAATCCGACCCTACTAGTACTCCATGCATACGATAACTCTAGCTTTCCCATTTTTTATTTGCTCCTAGTGTTAACAACATTTCTTTGTTTTTCCATAATTGAAATGGAAGATGAATGATACAAACTGGGGATTTGCCGACATGGCCATTAAGATCTTTCGGATATTGTAGTCTTTTATGCCATTGGTTCAAATCATATTGATTATTAGTGTACGGATAAGAATTATAATAATCTTCACTAAATGGCTTTAATTTAATAGGAACAATATCTATACCATTATTTTTATCACATTTTTGTATCAATTTTGTTAAAGAAGATTGATCTCTTGATGGATTAGAAGATGAATTTTGCAATAAATTCCATTGATAAATAAAGTGATGTGACGCTATTGTTTTACGCATAAAAAGAATTCCACTGCTGATATCTCCCAATCTTTTGTTCGGTTTTGAATATGGCTTAATGGTGAAACCAATATCAAAATTATCATTAAAAATATGCGATAAATTTTGTTTTATAAAACAATCAACATCTAATAATATTAATTTATGAGAAGAAGTAATTTTTAATAATGAATTGAGGGAGCTAGCTTTGCGCGTATAATGCATAGTTGGATCATTAGATAGTTTAAAAATTGGATATATTTTTATTCTTTCGGATTTTGATATTTCTGGTTCTAATGGATTATCCTGTTCTGTAAAAATATGTATTACTTGTGCATCACTAGTTAACCATGATGGCAAAAAAGTAAGCAGTGCTGGTTTGTATTTTGCGGAACAATATGTTACTATATCGTATGACATATTAATCTACAAAAATTGGTGCCTCTATAGTTTTCCCTCTTTTTGAATTAACCAGGAAAAACGCTTGTTGTGGTTTTTCAAAACTTGCTTTTATGCTCATCGCATATGCGTTATAGCCGATAATAGATCCATTTATAACGAGATCTTCCGTAGAAAACCTTTGATGCCAATGTGCGGCCACATCCAAATTAACTTTTTGGGCCTTATTCCATTGAGCAATTGCTTTATTAAATGGAATACTTATTCCACCAACTCCACCCGCATATCTTATACCTTCTCCGTGATGAAATCTAATTAAATATCCGTCAATATCTAAGAGATTATGATAACTTCTTGTTAGATTAAATTTTAATTTAGACTCTTCCCGATAATATTTAACTAAGAAATTATAAATCATCCATTCTAAGCTATTTTGTACATTTGTAGCTACTCGTCTTTCTTTGGTTATTCTGGAATGGTTTCCAACACTACATGGAATAATTAATTCATCCAAATCACCGTAATCAATTAAATAGTTAATGCCAGACACTATTAATTCAAAAACTTCCAGACATGAATCGATTGGCGACATTGCCCCTGTTTCTACTAAATCTTCATGTATGTTACCTGAGATCAAGTCGCCGCCTAACCACAATATGCATTTTTTAATATCAGATTTACTTCTGGTCATTTCAATTAATTTTAATGAGTTTTCAAAAAATTTATTGGATCTTTTCTTGGCTATTTCTGGATTATATTCGTTTAGTCCATTAACCGTTCTTGAATCAACCATTTCCTCAAAATGTAAATCGGAATATAATAAAACAGCAACGGATTCATTTTTCTTTAGATTGTTTATCTTGCGAATTTTATCTGCAATAATACTATCCGATTTATTCTCGAATACTTCGAACATTGATAATTGTTGTCTTTGTTCCTCATTCATTCTTAAGAGTTCGTTATATTTATTTCTCAATTCTCTATTTTCTTTATTAATTTTCTTTATTTTAGATTCTATAGCTACCTCATCCTCGGTATCAATAATCGGAATATCAGCGACATATCCCAGATCTAATGCTTTATTATATCTGCCACTTAATGTTTTTCTGGGAATTTTAAGTTTTTTAGCAGCTTCAGTGATAGATCCGTATTTTTTTACACTATCTATGGCTTGTTTTAATTTTTCTTTTTCTGTCATTTATATCAACTTTTTCTAAATATCACATACCCCACTATTACATTCTACCACTGAAGCGGCAGATTCTTTAATTTGGTTTAAAATTTTTGAAACTTCTTCGATTGGAATTGGTTCAAGCGGACTTTCGCCTTTTGATGCATCTACATAAACAGTCATGCCTTTCAAACCACGTATATATTTTAATATAATGGTTGATAAATCTTTTTTGGTAGTTTTTTTGGATAAATTAATTGTTTTCGAGCAAGCATTGTCCAAATGTTTTTGAACTACTAATTGAACTTTGCAATGATGATCTGGGCTAATCTCATGAGCACCCTCAAAATGAGAATAGTCCTTTTGATCTTTAATAAATTGCTCCAATAATGGATGAACAACAATTTCACTTGATTGATTGGCCATTTCTGATGTAATATCTTTATGTTTGTTGAATCTTCTTTTATATATTGGGGCAAACATTGGTTCGATGCCAGAACTGCATCCAGCAACTATACTGGTAGTCCCAGTTGGTGCCACTGTGAGTAAAAATGAGTTACGGATTCCATATTCTAAAATCTTTTTGCGCAATGCTGGGGTCAATGATTTTTTACAAAATCCAGCTTGAATGAATTTTTCTCTATCCAATAATGGAAATTGTCCTTTTTCAACAGCGAGAAAAATACTTGCTTCATAAGCTTTCTTTTTAATAAAATTCATTACTTTATCTATGATTTCAATGCTCTTTTCCGAACTATATTTTATCCCCATCTTTAAAAGCATATCATGAAGACCCATGATGCCCAACCCAATTCTGCGTTCCTTTTGGGCTATTTCTTTAATGATTTGAATTGGATATTCATTTTTATCTATTACATTGTCTAAAAATCTTACAGCAAGCCTTATTGTATCATCTAACAACCCGAAGTCTATTTCTCCATTATCTTTTATGTGGGTTGGCAATATTATAGCTCCTAGACAGCATACAGAATGTGGAGGCAATATTTGTTCAGCGCACGGATTTGATACAGTTTGTTCTCGACACCATGCCAGATTATTCATTTCTCTAGCTAGTCCTAAATTTAAAAATCCTGGATCTCCAGTCTTTAACGAGTTTTCTACTACTTTATCATATAACCATTTAGCTTTAATGGTCTTAAGTAATTTATCTTGCCATTTAAGTTCTATATCTCCATTCGATTCTACTAAATCAAAAAACTTATCATCTACAATAATACTAATATTTGCATTATTTAATTCTTTTTTATCAAGCTTAACATGTAAAAATTCTTCTATATCAGGATGCCAATAACTTAATCCATACAATAAAGCGCTACGACGCCCTCCCCCCTCTCTTAATTCATTACAAACACCATTCACAATTTTCATGAGAGATACAGAACCAGTAGCTATTCCTCCAGTTCTTTTAATTTCAGATCCCCTCGGGCGAATATTATCAAACGATATTCCTATCCCCCCCCCAAGGCCAGTGATTATTGTTACATCATGCAAAAGTTGCGCCCATCCCTCTCGACTATCTTCTGATGGTAGGACAAAGCAATTCATCATGGCACTGATTTTACGTCCAGCACCACGCCAAATACGACCCCCAGGCGAAAAGCGAGATTGGCTCATGATTTCAAAAAATCTTTGTTCAAAATGTTTTATTTTTTCACCCTCTTCGGCACTCGCTATAAATGAACTAATGCGCTGGCAAGCCTCTTGGAAAGTTTCGCTTTCTGATATGGCATATCTATCTTTGAAAATTTGCAAAGCAAATCCTGTTGGTTCATAGGGTTCCATTAATTGTTCGCCAATCTCTTCAATAAATCTCTGTTCTCATCCATTACAGTGGTGATCATCACTAGTTGTCTAAGACTATCGAGTTCATCCAAAATAAGTGAACGATTTTGGGGTTTCCATCGGACAATTTCTACATCGTGATTTTCTAACATATCTTGTACAACTTGAGTTAAATGGCCTTCCTTAGACTCTTTGGAATATGCACCTTCACTTGACATTGTGATGGGACCATAAACTACTCGTTTGATACCAACTTGAATCATTTGTGCCCAACAATGAACACATGGTGGGCCTGTGATATATGCAGTTGCCCCGTCTAAAGATCCGGTGCAATTCAGAATAGCATTATTCTCACTGTGAATTATAGGTCCATATTTAGCTGGACGGTCTTGTGGCATTTTATCAAAATCAACTTTTCTTGGATGGCCATTATATCCCTGGCCGATTATTCTATTTTTACTATCTACAAGAATGCAACCACATTTTGTACTATAGTCTTGACTCCGGGTTCGAGTCCAAAGGACTTGAACCATAAAATAATCATCGAAACTCAATCTATCCATTAGACACCAGTAATACCAAAAAAACCTTCTGTTGAAATTTCTCCAGGTGTAAATTCCAATTCAATTGATTCTCTGATTTCTTCAAAAACTATATTTTTAAATGGTAACAAAATTTCTTTACAATATGTTTTAAAACAGTATTTGGTGTGTGTTCTATAAGAGCGTGAATCAGCTTCTCTTACATAAAACCAATTAGATACATTATCATATCCAACTTTAGCAATAAAATTTCTTATTAACCCCTGATTTATATTAGTTTTAATATCAAACATATGTGTTTGTATAATCCTAACAACTCTATCCCTAACAGCCAATGTTGATTGCCATAATGTCAATTTATCCCAGGCTATATCTGCTGAATAATATTCATGGTGATGATAAGTTACAACATTATCATCATTGATTTGACGCGCTTTTTCTTTTCCTAAATCATGGAATAATGCAGCAAATAAAGTAATTTCATTTTTAACTTCCAAACAATCTAAGACATTCATTGTATGATCAAAAATACTCTCATTATTTTTAAGTATGACCCCCTTAGATCTTTCTAATTCTTCAAAAGATTTAGGGATTTTTTTCCAAAAACTGCTTGGTGTTTTGGATGCAAGCATACCAGAAATTAAAAAATCAGTATCAGTTTTCATGATTTATCCATAACTGAATTTGCTATTAACAAATCTTTTAAAATTTCTACAGAGATAGAATATGCTCTATGAGAAACAAAACGACCATAGAAAACATCAGTTTTAGAAGAAATGCCTATTAAATAATAATGATCATCAAATTGTCTAAATAAACCTCCACCACTAGAACCAGGCGCAATTTCTGCGTTTGTTAAAAATCCAGAAAAATAATTATTTTTAATAATTCCAGAAATGATACCATCGGTCGGAGCAGGTTTTTCTCCCAATTGACAACCGACAGCGTATACTCTATCAAAAACTTGTAATTTATCCAACATTTCTTTCGAAGCAAGACGAGCAAGGGGATACATGATTTCTGATTGGAATCTCAATATTGCGAGATCTTTTTGGGGTTCCTGGATGGCTACTTTACCATCATATGTATGCCATTTGGAGGTTTGTTCTTGAAATGGAGTGATTCTTGGGGGTATATAAAACGTTTGGTAAATTTCTTTTCCGGTTATTCCATCTATTTTAAATAAGACCCTATATTTATCTATATTGATAACATGATAATTAGTAACTACTAAATAAATATACACTTTACTATCGGGCATGAATTGGCGATGAATAATAACACCAGACCCATGTTTCCCCCCACGATAAATATGAACGATAGGGTCTACCATGTCGGAATATTTTGTGATAGCATCATTGAAAACAACGGCTATTGAATCATCGATAGGAGACACTAATGAACACAATGATATTGCAATAAGACACAGAAACTTAAAAGGGGTAGATTGAATAAGCATTTTATAGAGTTTGCTTATACCAATTAATACCATCTACGCTACCGCGAAGACCCGCCAGAATCAAACCCTTTGCGTCTTGTATTTCTTGTGATTTAATGAAACGATCTATAATATCATAAAGCGTTAATAGAACAGGTATGTTGTCTTGAGTCAAAAGAGTTTTTAGGTCTTCTAAATAATTTTCACTATTTTGAATTGTTTGTTGGATAAAAAGTATTTGGGATTCTAATTGTTCAACTTTGACAAGTGGGAATTCATCCTGTTTTTCTTTTAAGACAATATAAGTTCCGATTTTTGTAAATTGATAAATGTTATTTTTGTGACGATCTAATGGATATTTATTTAAGGTCGCACATCCACCAGCCAACAAAACACCAACACACAAAACGCTCAAAATCATACCTTTTAACATTTGAATCACCTCATTAGCTTTATACACCCTACTTATTATTATCACCAATCAATTGTTCCCAGTTTTCTAATTCTTTATTTTTTTCGACAATCTTCGGCTTGGGGAATAATATTTGGTATAAGTGATACCAAATGGATTTATTTTTTTCTAAATAATAATCAACTTGAATAAAATATTGATCTACTCTTTCTCCGTTTATTAATAAGAAAATAAGATACGCGAAATTTTTAGATATAACAATTTCATCCCGACCCATTTCCTCCTCTAAATTAGATAGAATAGACTCAGCTTCTTCCGCGCTAATTTGACCATCCTGACTATGTTTTAATACATCAATTGTGGCACGAGCCAACCATTTTTGTCTTGATTCATTATTTAAAGCTCGATTAAGACCCCATGCCTTAATAAATAATGCTTGTTTTGTTTGAGTATTATGTTCCATACCCTTATCGAGAGATATTTGTGCCTTAGATGCACTGCATCCACCGATTAAGAAACATAGGATAAACAATCTGAGCCACATATTATTTTCCACCAAACATAGATAAAATTCTAATGGCTATTAAAAATCCCTGTGACCAATCTTTAAATTTAATCGCAGACACTAATTCTTGCCTAGCTTCTCTTAATTCCTCTTGACTACAAAAATTCACTATAATATTAAATTTATCAGTATCTCTTAATCCAACTGATTTATTGGCAATATTTTGTGTAGACGGATCTAGGGATAGGGCTATTAGGTCATCTACTAAATTTACAGTATTTATACATATTTTTTGGGTTAATTCCACTAAGTAATTTCCTTATTTGGTCTCTCTGAGTTTCGCCGCACATCTATGACAATAGAAATTACCATATAAAACTTGTCCATTGTTAGCAAAGCTTTGTATCCACGTTGCATTTAAAAAACACTTCTCTGTCCTGCATTTTGATGGTGGTTTTATATCTGATTCCAACCAACTTTCTTTTAGTGTTTTTTCGTACATTATTCCACCTCACAATCCCCAGGACACGGCCCAAGGATATCACCGTGTAACAAATGCCTTTCGACAGCATTTTTGCTAATCATAATGGTATGACGATTGTTGGGATTTCCAGGTGGCACATGGCAGACTATTTCTTTGTGTGGTGGGGGATCATAGACTGTTTCACAATCGACAATTTGTTCACATTCGATATCATCAAACGTCATAGCCACGGAAGCATTTGTGACTACGGCATCTTTCTCTGTCTCATAAAACTCTACGCCTACGACTGTAAAACATCCACCGTCACTAAAGCCCGTTAAATTAGATAGTTCGACAGCTAGTAAATCGCCTTGCGCGAGGTCAGCAGGGAAATCCAAGCCATTTGGCGTATTAACGGGGAGATCAATTACTAGAAGAGTACCATAGGGATCTATTTCGGCGGGTG